TTATTCCGTTGTTTTTGTGGCATTTGTGGCAAAATTTGTGGTATTTTCATTCGTTTTTAGTGTGAAAAAAGCATCTACTTTGGACTGATTATGTTGACGCAAATTAGAACTTAGATGACTATAGTATTTCAAGGTTGTATTAATATCATCGTGACCAAGCCTGTCAGCTACATAAATAATATCCATTCCAGCTTCTACGCACAGACCTGTGTGCGTATGACGTAGCTTGTGCAATGTTACTGATTCAGAATTAATTGTAGTACATATTTTCCTTAAAGCTTTATTACATGACGCATTGTCAACGGGCTTATTATGGTAGGTGATGAATAATAACATTAATGGGTTTTTAATAGCATGTTCTTTGATATAATCAGTATGCCAATTTATATAAGACTGTAAATATTGAATGGTGGAGTTATCAATATAGATCACTCGAGATTTTTTTGTTTTAGTATCAACAAAACTATTAGTGTATTTATAATCCCAAGCTTTGTTCACTGATATAGAACGTTTAGTGAAATTGATGTCTTTCTTTGTTAGTGCAATAATTTCTTCGAAACGCATTCCTGTTTGTACCGCTAAAAATATAACTGCTCGTGATATAGAATGAAATTTTGCAAGTTCTTCTAATAATAAATGAACTTTGTCCGTTTCCATAAATTGTGCTTTTGTTTTTGCCACATCATGTCCGCTTATATGAGCGCCTATGGCTGGGTTTTTCTTCATGTAGCCTAAATGGACAGCTTTATTAAAAATCGCTCTAATTTTGCGGTGCCGGGTGTCTACAGTAGCGACAGCGTAATCTAATGCTAAATGATTAATAAATTGCTGATATTTAACAGCGTCAATTGAATTTAACTTTATTTTTTCGTCGAAATAATTAACGAACTGATTATAAGCTAAGTCATACAAGTTAATTGTTGATTGACTACTTTTATTTTCTTTGAAAGTTTTCATAAATAGCGAATAGAATTCTTTGAAATTCCATTCTTTTAGTGAATTACTATCATGTTCAACTTGTTTTAATAATTTTGATGCTTTGTACATCAAATTTGTTTCACTTGTATCTGTCAAACGTTTTTCTTTCCACTCTCCATCAACTTTAATACGCAAACGAACAGTATATTTACCATTTTTCATTTTTTTTATTTTCATTAATACTATCACCTCTCTAATTTAGAACGTATGTTCTTTTGAAGGGTACAGCAAATTATGTTAAAATGAATTTGCATACTCCTATGTGTGTATTTAAAACGCTTATTCCTGTGCGGGGAGGGCGTTTTTTTGTTATTTGAAATTGATAATTATATTTTCTGGAACATATTCTTCCTCTTCTCCTGTAAACTCATTATTCTCAAGAGGTTCTGTGGGAATCAACTCTACTTTACTAGTAGATTTTTTAGCTAAAAGCTTAATGCTGTTTCCCTCTATTTCTGAGTTTCCTTGAATTTCATATCCATTATTCTTACCAAAATTTATTTCTGGATCATTCAATTTTTCTTGTTTTCCATCTACGATAGCGGTTTCAAAGTCAGACCATGCGTACATGGTTGGAGATGAATTAGATACATTATATTTTAAATAAACATAATAAAAATCTTTTTCATCTGTTTTGAAATTCATCTGAGTGTTCTCGCTTGCATTAGTGATATGTCTGAGCTGGGCTTTCTTAAAATCAATTACTAAGGGGTCATTTAGATTCATTGACGAAAGAATATCTTTATCAGACTTAACCACTGTGTCTTTTTGATTATTAACTTCTCCCGCTTTATCAGCTTTTAGCGGTGAAGTACTCCCGCAGCTTGCTAATACAAAAATTGTGATGGCAAGAATGCCAATCAAGGCGCCTCTTTTATTCATTCATTTCTCTCCCTTTATTAAATTTTTATATAAACACATTTGTGCAAATACCTAACAAGCAATAATCTGTATACTACTTCTAAAAATGATAACATATCCGTTACACTCAACAGTGTTACCATATTTACTTTTATAATATTCTATAGAATGCTTTAAAAAATCTTCGGTTACTTCTAAAAACTCTGAAACCTCGTAGTACTCAGTAAAACCTTCATAATAAGCATCAATAATTTTACGCAAGGGGACTAATGATTTATAACCCCAATTTCTAGCAAGATTTTCCTGTTTTCTATCATTAACTGTTTCTTGTTTAATAATATTACCAACAGTCAAATGATGATGTCCAACTTCCTCTGCTAATGTACAGCGCATTTCAATATCATTTTGTTGAGGATTTACGAATATTCTACTATTATAGTATAATCCTTTGTGAACCTGCTCCATGTTCTTATCTTCAATGATAGTCAGCTCAGGATATTGCTCTCTGTATTTATCTAACCACATGTGTTCATCTCATTTCTTATTTATATTTTTGCTGAATAAAATCAATATATTCAAGAATTTTTTTCATATCTTCTTCTGTGGCAGCGGGATCAATGTGAGCTGCCAAAGTTGCTGCTTCCGGCGGGATGTCGGAGTCAATTTGCGGATTGTCAGTACGCCCTAAAAGATAATCGGTAGAGACGTTGAAGTAGTCTGCTACTGCTTTTAATTTGTCAGCGCCAGGTGTTTTTACTTTCCATGAGTAAATAGCATTTTCTCCCATGTTCAATTTTAATGCCAGTTCTTTGAGAGATATTTTTTGTTTTTCTGCTAACACTTTTACCCTTTCAAACGTAGTCATGTCAATATTCCCTCCAAAGAAACATATGAAAGTACGAAAAAGAATAAAAAACGCTTGACTATTATTCTAAAGAGTACTATACTATGTTCATAAGCTAATTATTTAGCTAAACAAGATAACAAATAACCCCATATAAAATTCGTTCCCCAACGATTAATGGCTTTTGATAAGGCTTGTTTAGCTATGTTTATATAGTACTCTATAGAGTTCTTTTTGTCAACAATCTGCTAAATAATTAGCTAATAAGATAGAAAGGAGGTGAGAAAATGAAAAAAATACAACTTGCAGACACCATTGGAGAAATGGTGGAGGAAAGAGATTCAGAAATTGTAAACGTAATTGATAGCGTTAAGAAAATTTGTGACGAGTCTAATTTAAATTACATCAAATTAAATAAAGCTCTATATCTGGCAGACAAAGAGCTTTACTTGAAAAGGCTTTATTCATAACACAATCTCATGTAAATATTAGGAGGTGTTGAATTTGTTTGGGAATATAGCACTCATTATTTCTATAATTGCTGTTAGTCTTGCTCTATGGGGACTTCTGGAAGAACTGGATCGCTAAGATCAAATTTTGTACTATAAAATTTGTAACGTTTTCTCTTTGTAACAGCAAAAGCATCACGTAGTATTGCACTTTTTGCAATTTTAAACGAGACAATAATATTATTTTTGATGTGTTCTTGTGGAAGGATAAATATATCAAGATGTGTGTAAGAATTAGCTTTGAAAATCCCATGATTTTTATCTGGTATTTCTAATTCAAAAATTTCCGATCCTTCACGTTTAAAAACTTTTGCATCCTTTACACTAGGAGCTAAAGATTTTCTGGTTAGTAAATAAGTATTTTGATTATTATCAGGACTAAATGCTCTGATATCGAAATATGCAATATCATTGGGAGATGGATTTACAACTTGTACTTGGTACAAAAAGCCGGCACCATAGCTGTTTATTTCTTCCGTTGGGTTTATTAGTTCAATCTGTCCATCTGTAATGACTTCAAGATTTTTACAAATATCGACTGTTAAATTCTTTCGATTTTTGAATAAAGTAAATGCGGATATTAGTACCGCAATACTAGACAAAGAAATTGTTGCGATATCTTTCCATATCATTATGTAACCACCTCGCTTTCACGATAAATTATAACACGTGAAAAGCTAAACAAGAAAGGAGCAAAAACATGTCAGTAGAACATCAGCGTTTTGCGGTTGCGGTTTACGCAAAATTAAAAGCAATTAATATGAAACAATCTGATTTAGCGAAGACATTGAATATTAGCAATCCGTATTTATCAGATATTATAAACGGCAAGCGCGAAGCGTCGAAAGTTAGAAAAAACATCATTGAAATTTTAGAATTGGAAATTCACGAAAGGAGCGAATGAAATGGGTCGTCCTGTAAAGAACAAACATAGAGCTATAAATTTCTTGTATGGTGTTTGGACATTAGAAGAATTCGCACAAGCTAGTCCAAGAACTTACGGTTGGTGGTTAGATAACATAAAAGACTTTCCAGAGCTTGCAGAATTTAGCAATTGGGCTACGAAAAATCAGCGTGAAGCGTGGGCATTTGATGCAGTAAAAGCGAATGATTGGCTGATTAAAAAATTTGTATATAAGGAGGTCTGAAAATGATTGATGAAGTCGAACTATTACTTGCCAAAATACGAAAATATGACCCAAATTTTTGTCCTAAATCAACGGGTAAATATTTACTCACAGAGCTTCAATCTCGGCATTTAGACCACGAAATAAAACACAAGAAGAGACCAAAGTACAAGCATAGATTTGCGAATTCGATTGAGCGGCATTGGTAAAAGAAAAACCCACAGCTATAAATAGTAAGTTAGAGCTTACTAAAACTGTGAGTTACGAAATAATATTTGTATTAATTATAGCACAGATGTGGAGATAAGAGAATGAAAAAAATTTTAAATGAACATGAAAGTAAGCTACTAGTATTTCTGTTTTGTTTCCAAGTCGGAGCATTATTATCAGTCACATATATTGTAGCGGCGTGGATTAAAATATTCTTGAAATGAGGTTTTTAAATGAAGTTATTACGATTTTTCGGACTAGTAAGTATTGATGAAAACGAAAATGAATATATTGAAAAATCAGACAGATGCACATTGTTTTGTTTAGCTTTGACCGTGTTAATCGCGTTTTTAGTAAGTATTGGCGGATTGATATTAAATGGCTGAATTAATAATGATTGTTGCTTTGATACTACTATTAATGCTTCTTGCAAGGAGTGATAGAGAATGAATGTAGAAAATCCGATGATAGTAGATGATTGGTGGGACGATGGATTTCGACACTGAGGAATGAGGTTCACACATGAAAACAATTGCAAATGAGTATAAAGAATACATCACAGAAAGAACAAGATTAAGTGACAACGGTATAAAACTAACTGCTTATAGTTTTAAAAATGGCTATCAAGCGAGAGTGATAGAAAAACTGGATTATAATTTTGTATCACTCGTACTTGTAAAGTCTCATGACGGAAAAAACTCTATAAAAGATATTTTGCTTGAATTAACGAATGAACAACTGAATGAAAAGCTAGAAGAGATAAAGAATTATGAGTGAGAACGGAGGCTAAATGGATGGTTCAAATTCTTGAACTTTTTGGAGGAATTGGGGCTCCGCGAAAAGCACTTGAAAATTTAGGGGTGGATATTAAAAGCCTCGACTATGTAGAAATATTGCCCTTCGCCGTTCAAGCTTACAACAACATCTTTTCAAATGATTATGTAGCGCAAGATGTCACGAAGTGGAACATGAGCGTAGATTTACTCATTCACGGCTCGCCTTGTCAGGATTGGTCAAAAAATGGTCTTAACAACATTAATACTGGTCGTTCAATTTTATACGAGCGGACACTAGAGATAATTAAAAGCGAATTAACACCTAGGCCTAAAAAAGTAGTGTGGGAAAACGTTCCTAATCTCTTATCTGATAGACACAGAATGCACTTTGATCATTATTTAGATTCGATGGAATCTTTTGGATATACCAATCATTTCAAAATTCTAAACGCTCGCGACTTCGGCATACCG